GTTACTTTCAATTGATTAATTCTTGAAAGATCTAAAGTCGAGATCGTTTGATTTACTTAGTTAGGATCAACTAGCTCAAGTTACGTAAGAGTAACCTATTACAATGAACGATAAAATTAGCTTTGTGCAATGCATTGCAGAACCTGGTGGGAACTTAACCCACCCGTCTACGCTGACCGCGGACGCTAAAGTTGCAAGAGTCAGAGCTCTTCTCCATGGATTGTCGCTTATCCTGCGACACCATTCGGCGCCATATGAAGTTGTTAAAGACTGTCGTCGACAGTTAAAACAATATCTTACGGTGGACCAAGAAGAGATTTTCCTGAAAAGGGCCAAATACATCATTGCCTTACCTATGTCGAGGTACCTCAAGAACGAGGATCCTCCACAGGCAGATGAACCGTTCCACTACCGTGGACGGTTCTGGCGATGGGCACGTCAGCGGCTTAATTGCTTTTCAAAGAAGAATACCCATTTATGGTACTCCTTTTTACAGAGCAAGAGAGCTGCGGAACCTGTGTCTCCGGAGATTGTTCTTTCGAACTTCCAGAAGCACAGAAGCCAAATGGAAATGGCCGATCCCTTGCGGGAAGGGTGCGAAGAGGATGAAGGGCTCCTAAACGAGGTTTTGGAGAACCTGGCCCCAGTCCTACGAAAACTCCGTAAAGTACTTCAACAAGAACTCATTGGTTTCTTTCGAAACCCTGGGCGGGAGATTCACAAAGGTAGTGAATCGGCCAGCTATGAATCCAGTCGAAAGACAGGAGGTCAGGCAGGACATCTGAGGTGGCTCGTCGGGGTCGACGGTCTTCGCGAACGGGAGGGTCTTTTTGGAATGTCCGAAACACACAAACTCACAAGGACAAGTGAGAGAGTGATTTTCAACCCGTTGAAAATAGTTTCGGGACGTGTGGGAGAACTTCAGGATCTTGAGGAGATTCTGACTTCTAAGGTACAGGAATTCGCTGGTGGGCCAAAGGCTCTTCATGCGAAAGTCGAGGCGGTTCTTGAACCATTTAAGGTTCGAACCATCTCAAAGGGTGAATCCCTTCCGTACTACCTTGCGAAGCGAGTTCAACTCGTTCTCCACGGTGCTATGAGGAAAATGGACTGCTTCCGTTTAATCGGAGCACCCCTTAATCCGGCGGATCTGATCGAGATCAGGAAGAATACCAATGTCTTTACTGACAGTACGGTATTAGAGTGGTTGTCAATTGACTACTCTGCGGCGACAGATGGACTCAGTGCGAGTCTATCCTCGGCAATCATGAAGGAGCTTCTTGGTAATTTATACTTCGAAAATCCTGGGTTGTACAACATGATGTTGAGCGTTTTAGCTCCTCATCTAGTTTCCTACCCAAAGGTTGCTGGTGTCACCCTTCCAGACGTTCTGCAAAAGAACGGCCAATTAATGGGGTCTGTCCTCTCTTTCCCAGTTCTTTGCCTTGCCAACCTTGGCCTTTACCTTACTGTTCGACAGCGAACCCACGAATGGGCTCCTCTGAAGAATTTGCTTGGTTCGGTCTTGGTCAACGGGGATGATATGCTCTACATAGGGTCTAAGGATGAGTGGAACCTCCACACTGAACTAGGCGAACGAATCGGCTTAAAGATGAGTGTCGGAAAGGCCTATTACCATTCAGCTTACGCTAATGTGAATAGTACTTCCGTAACTATGAATCTTAAAGACGAAACTTCAACTCCGGTCGAGATTAAGTTCTTGAACGTGGGTCTCCTTGTGGGTAGACATAAAGTCCTCGGCAAAGTTGGCTCTGACGATGGTCCTGTCAAATCACCAATAACTGCTGTCATAGACGAAGTGGTGCGAGGGTCTCTTCCTGGGAAACAGGCAGAAATCTTCAAACTGTACAACTCAATGCACAGTCAGGAAATTTTGGAAGAACTGCAGGGCCGGAATCTCTTCTTACCACAAATTCTAGGAGGAGCTGGTGTAACCGCTCCAATTGGAATTCAGGTCCATACGTCTCCACTCCAGATCGGAGTTGCGATGTACTGGGTTAAGAAAAGGCATTTATCCCAAATGAAGTGTCCTCTTCCAGAGGGTAAGACAATTGTCGAACCATCTCTAGAATCGAGGGATCCATTCCAGGCAGCGATAGAGTCACAAGGTCGGTCTTCCCTGGTCCGTACAGGACGCGGGTTCGAAAGGCGATGGAAGATCTTACTCTGGCCAAATTGGATTGACTTCAAGGAACAGAAGACTGATGCTCATCAAAGAGCAGACTTCTGGGGGGACTGATAGCACATTCCGCCGACCAACTCATGTCGTTAAACCGAGTCGATCGGGTGAGAGAAAGAGAATCTCTCTCACTAGTGGGTCTTGTTGGCAGGTATTTCACCTGTGCCCAAAACGTTGGAAGATAGTCCTCTGATCAAGGGTTAATCTAGTTCTAGGCAAGCTAGAGTCTACTATCGACTGTAAACACTTACGTGCTAAACAAAAAGCCGAGAGACTGCACGGAGCAGCTCCACCCCAAAGCAACTGGGGGGTTTCCGCGAATCCTAATGTGCGATTCTGCGAAGAGGATGAGATAAGCTAAGCTCATCACGGGAACCAGGAGTCCAACAAGATGAACAGTCCTTCCCCCTTACAAGGGTTGGAACCATCTACAAATTGTATAGA